ATGAGTAAAAGCAAGTGCATCGATGAAACGCCGATGAAACTCTTATTCCACTTCGTCTGTGAAGGATGCGGAGCCGAAGGGGAATTGGAACTCGACAAGAAGGACAACTTGAAATCTTTCGGCTGTCCCGATGGCTGCGGCGCAACCTACGTGCCGTGGAAATATCTCGGCGAGTGGAATCTGGAATGTGTTGTCTGTCCTGTCTTTGACCAAGAGTAGGAGACGTGAATCGTAGACGAAAGGAAATTTCTTTATGACTTTGCCGACGGAACGCTTTTCCCCGACATCGGTCGGCAATGAGATCAAGGGCGGCGGATCAGGCCTGGGAGGGCTCGCCGTCCTTGACCATCAGGGTGACGTTGGGCTCTGGCACTACCGGGACATGCGCTGGTGCGCCCAGTGCGGCGGAGCGCAAGTGTTTCTGGAGGTGTACGAGTTCGAGTCTGGACGAGTTGGCGTGTGTCTGGGATGCGGCGAGGAGCGGGTGGTGGCGTTCACAAGGATTACGTCGGAGGCGGCGTGATGACGGACAAGATCGCTGGTGTTCTCGAAGTTGGACGTAACGAGCAGGGCGAAGTTGTGATTAACCATCCTGACTTGAAGCCAGACGAGAACGGCGTTGGGCATATCGTCTTTTCGCCGAACCAAGCCCGGAATCTGGCGAACTTGCTCACGAAGAATGCCGGTCGCGTGCCCACCGTAAGTATGCAGAATCTCATTGATGCGAACTTGAACGCTTTCGCGCTTCAATTGTTTATCGAGAGCATTGCGAACATGAAAGATGCGAAGGACTTTCAGCCGCTCTCGTTTGTCTTCCGCGGCGTTCGCGTCACGTTTGAACCAGAGCCAGGAGAAATGATCGACACGAGGCATCACTGACATGCCCACATTCCTCTCGAACCTCTCCCTCTTCGCCCTCGTAGTTTTGAAGACCGGCTTCCTCACCGGAACTCTACCCGCGTTGTTCCTGATGGCGCTGGTCGAGGCGAAGTATCATCGGATTGAAAGATGGGCGAAGAAATTTTCTCGAACAAGTTCGGGGCGGGCAGTTAGCCCTACACAGCGGGTTGTGATTCCAGCGAATTTCAACCGGGCAACAAGCCCGCCCCGGAAAGCTCCGCAGAAGGACGTCGCATGAGCGAACACTTCACCCGCTCCACCATCTCCGAGAACTGTCCGATGTGCGGCGGTACCGGATGGCGCTCGGCGACGATTGACGCGCATGGCAATAGTCGAGTGACGCGCTGCGAATGCCGCAAAAGATCACGCCGTGCCCGTCCTCTGAAGAGAAAAGCGGTAACCCTTGGTCCACGTATCTGCGTCAACTGTCTGCTTAATAACTGTTCGGAGTGTGATCGAGATGGATGCGTCTGCCCGTGCATCGCGGCCGTGAATTCCGCAAATCGCGAAACAGGGAGACTCTTCCCATGAGCGAACACTTCACTCGCTCCACCGTCTCCGCCGCCTTCTACTGCTCCAAGTGCGGAAAATCGACGCAGCACCGCATCGACGATAAAAGGAAAGGGCCGTGTCTAGAGTGCATCCGAAGGCTGAACGAAAAGCACGACCAAGAAAAGCCGGAACAAACGCAGCAGGAATTGTTTCATGTGTGAACATCTCAATATCGACGGCGCTCACGTCATCATCTGCGGTGCGCGCAGGAAGCAGCAGTACTGTGCGTGCGGGCGCGCCTGCGAATTTCTCTGCGACTGGAAAGTTTCCGGGAAACTGTCGGGAACTTGCGACAAGCCGATCTGCGCGCATCACGCGAAACAAGTCGCGCCCCAAAAGCATTTGTGTCCGGAGCACCAACAAGCCTTTGAATCGTGGAAAGTGAAACATCCCCCGGCGCAGCAATCTCTTTTCAATGGAGAGTTCGCATGACCATTCAACGCTTCATACTTCATCCCGACGGCTCCGTCTCCGAAGAACCCAACCTTCTTCGCTGGATGGAATGCCTCGACCAGACCAATCCATTGCTGGCCCACGACCGGCTCCCCGGCGCAGTCCACATCCAGACGGTCTTCCTCGGCACCAATCGAAACTACGGCGCTGGCGATCCCCTCCTCTTCCAAAGCACAATTTTGGGCGGCCCGCACAGCGGATACTTGCAAAGGTATTCCACGAAGGCCGAGGCGATGGCCGGACATGAACGAACCGTGCGGATTGCGCGGGGACAGGCGGGTGTGGCATGACACCTCAAGAACTGATCGCCGACTACCGCGCCCTCGGCCAGCAAGACTTGAACGTCTTACTCCAATTCATCGCCGATCATCTGTACGAATTGCGGCTGTCCAATGGTGCTTACCTATACGACGGGACAGATTTCAAGCAAGCCTTTGTCGAAATGGCGGAGGAGCTGCGAAAAGCGAATAGCACGAAAGTACCGTGGATGGCGGAAAGAAGCACGGGGCAAAAAGTCACCAGGCCCGAACAGAAGCGCTGGGCAACCGTCTGCCATAGCTGCGGACATCCGCACAAAGACCGGGAGAAATGCGGGGCTGTCATGGGAAAAGATCGGGAGTGTCTGTGTGATCTGGAGGTGAGTGCGTGAAGAAAGTAAAACGTTCCGAATCCGGCCAAGTCATCGTGGAAGCCGCCCTGATGCTCCCGCTCTTAGTCTTCATCGCGTTCGGTATGATCGACTTGCAATGGTCCTTATCGAACGTCGGTGACCTGAATTACATCGTGACCGAGAGCGCGAGGTGTCAAGCAATCGGCGCACTGCCCTGCAACGCCCCAAACACTCCAGCAGGCTACGCGGCCATACTGGCAACCCAGCTCCATCTGAGAGAGAGCAACCTGACGGTGATCTCCTCCGGCTGCAATACGGTCTTAGGAACCTGCGAGCTGACAGCAAGTTATAGATTTAAGCCGCTCGGAGTCTGGTTCCCCCCGCTTATCTTGACGCGGACTGGGACGGCGAGTCTGAAGACGGCGTATTGATCAGGCTTCGGCTTCTGGCCTTTCTTCGACTCCGGTGACCACAATCGCGAACTCCTTGCACAGTCCTGCTTGTGCATAGTCCAACAACCCGGCCATGGTCGGTTCGCAGCCTTCTTTCCAAAAAAGTTGCAAGACGAAATCTCCCATTCGTCGGACAGCCGGCCCGGCGGACCCCGCAGATTCCAAGAGGCTTTGTTTCCAGTTACTGAAGGTGAGCAGCATGACTTCCTCTCTCGATTCCCAGACATGAGGGATAGGATGCCGCAGCTTAAAGGCTGGAATCTGTGCAATTTTGCACACTGGCTTGCTTCTTTCAATACCTCCAGCCAAGTCCCGGTAGCCCTGGTCTAGCGTGAGCCACTATGCCCAGCGCCAGATTCCGGGCAATAATGAGAGCGGACGATGAGGCAATGATGGATGAGCGAGAGATCGAGCGAGACCAAAAGCTTCTGGCCGTCTTAGGTGAGATCGCCACGGAGATCCGCACGCTGCGATTCATGCTGGTGAGCGCCATAGCGCCCGCGCTTCGTGACGAGGACGGGATGAAAACGCGCGAGGGCTTTCTCCGTACCGAAGAGGTGAGTCAATCCGGCCCTAGCCCTTGAGGAAGGTGGTCATCAGTTTTTAATTCCATTGCAAATCCAATGGGCCGCCCCCGAGAGCCAGTTCCCTTCCGCATCTAGAATTCTGTCGTCCCGAAACGCGCTTCCCATTTTTCTGCGGGGGTCGTGATCGAAGGTGGCGTTTCCCGGCGATAAGCGCCTGCCACAGAGCGAGCAACGGAAGTTCTGGCGCTCGACCATCTCCTCGACCCGTTTCGCGTACAGGTGGCGCCCTGGTGCGTTGTCGAGACATACCTCGCGTCCGTCGAGATAGCGAATCGCAGCCCCGCCGTGGATGGATTCATAACGCAGGCTTTGGAGTGGCTTGGGGCGGAAGTGCGGGATGGGGCGGCGGCGGATCATGGCTTCTTCTGGAACGCTTCCACTTCCCGGTCGGAGAGTTGGCGATAAATTTGGCGCGCGGGGATGTACCGCTCCTGCCCCTTGATCGGCCAGACCACGCGGAACTTGGGAACACGCGGGAATCGGCCTTCGCCCAGGTCCAGGCATTCGACAACCATGCCAATCGCTTCGTAGAACTTGCCGATCTTGATTTCGCTTTTCTTCATGGTCTCCTCAGTGCACTCTCAAAGTGCAGACCGGGTTGCCCCGGTTTCGACCTGGCCGTCCCCTCCTAGAACGGCATCGCAATCGGCTCCCTCTCCGCATCGATCACCGCGACCACCGGCTGCGGCCCGCGCTTCCCGTTGGCGTTCTCCACGCTCTTCACCAGCATGGCTTCGAGCAGTGTGGCGTTCTTGCCCGGATGATCCACGTCCTCGACCGCCATCGCACAGCAGGCCTTGATCTCCTCCTCGGTTGAAGGCGAGTCGAGCTTCAGGCGGTTCTCGAGCGCCAGCAGGACTTGGAGAGATCGCAGAATGGCATCGAGTTGCTGCCGCTCGAATTCCGTCTGCGACCTGGTCCCGGTGATGGTCTCGCCCACGATGCGCCGCATGCGGATCGAGTCCTTGGTCTGGCCGCCGGCGATGATCGCCATCGTGGCCGCCCACTTTTCGAGAGCGATCTGTTTCTTGAGAGCGGCTTCGAAGTAGCTCCGCTCGCTGGCGTTGTCGTTGTCGAACAGGATCGCACTGCTGTGCTCCGGCTGGTTGACCGCGTGCGCGCCGCCGATGTTGATCGAGTCGAAATACTGCTGGAAGGGCTCGGCCACTTTTTTGTAGTAATCGACTTTGTAGGCGGGCTGGTCCTTCCAGGTGAAGGCCTTCCCATTGAGCGCCCACACCCGGCACTTCTTCACCGTGGCAACGTGGATCATCTGACTCTTGAAATTGCGACGAGCTCGTCCGCCGATCTTGTCGAAGCGCACCAGGTCGGGATCATCCATCTGCGCGGTTTCGATTTCAAGATCCGGCTCGTGACCAAAATCGCCCTCCGCTTGGATCTTCGTCCCGCCCTTCGACAGCTCTTTCACCATCTCGCCTTGTTCGTTCGGCATCTCGACTTCATCCCAGACAAAACCCATGCGCCCGGTGACCAGGTAGTGAATCGCCGAGTCCTGGAAGTCCTGCGCGAACGGCGCCCACTCTTCCTTGATCCGGCCGATCCGCTGCAAACGCGGCCCACGCGCCTTCATGCCTTCGGTAAACAAATCCTTCCAGAAGTGGGAGACGGAATCGACGCCCACCGCGCAGCAGCCTTCTTTCAAGGCATCGCGCGAGGCCGACCGCAGATCGAGGAACGACCGCGAACGGTTGAGCAAGAGCGGCACGCCTTCCGCCTTGAAGATGTCGAGCACGAAGTCGACGCCTTTCTCGGACGCGAGCCAGGCGACGGGCGCACTCTTGTGATAGGTCTTTGACAGGTGGATTAAAAGCATGGCCATCATGGTGGTTTTCCCGGTGCCCTTGGGACCGAACATGCTGCCCTTCACGAATCCGATTTCCTTGGTTGCTGGTTTGAACGGCATGACTAGGCTGCCTCCTTAGCAGCGGGAATGCGAGTTTGCGAACGGTGAAATTCGTTGATGCGCCGGTCCGTGTCCTGGTAGTCGGCAAGCGCGTGCAGTAAGGCGTTGAGAGCTTTTTGGTTTTCTTCGAGGTTCAGGAACGCGACCGCCACTTGCGCGGCTCCCACCACCCCGTAGGCGGCGTGGTCGCGGTCGCGGCAGAGCAGAGAGAATTCGCTGGGGTAGTCAGTCACGAGGCCCCTCCGTTTCCTTGAACTTGCGGATCAGGGCTTCGGCGCGCAGGTGGATTTCGCGCTCGGTGTCGTTGGTGGCGTAGGACGTGATGTCGAGCAGCGCGTCGAGGGCTTCGGCGCATTGATTCAGCAGGACGGCCCAGTTATCGCCATGCAGCTCCATCAGCCGGCGCTGGCGAATCTGGATGTCCCGCGCCTGGTCGCAGAGCGGGCAGCGGGTGAAGTCTCGGGATTCGCAGGCTTCGGTGTGGTCTTCGAGTTCCGCGGCCTGGGTGCGGAGGTGGAGATACTCTTGAAGGGGTTGAAGCGATGCGGGACGTGCTAAATTGCTGTGAGCCATACGGCCTCCGTAGTAGGTCGTTTCGGTTAGCTCCGGGCGAGTGCTTGTAACACTCGTTCGGGGCGTTTTCTGTTTACATCGCTACTCTATACGCACCGCTGCGTATTGTCAAGAACTTTAGTCGGCGCAGAATCAATACGTTACGCACCGCTGCGTATTAATCCATAAAGAGGCGTGGTACAACTGTCGCATGTCACCGAAGAATGCGGCAGCAGTGGCCCTCGGTCGCAAAGGCGGGACAGCCACGGCTGAGAACCGCACAGCCAAACAGCGTCAGGAAGCGGCCCGTAAAGCCGTGCAAGCACGCTGGGCCAAACAGAAGAAGGAGCCCAAGCCATGAGAGTTCTGCCTGTTCTCCTGCTGCTCGCCTCTCTCGCCGCCGCGCAAACCCAGCCGGAAGTAGATAAGCAGCTAATCGCCAGAGCCATCGAAGGCGCGAAAGCTCTCCACTCTGGCATGCGCGATCCCGACTCCTTCAAGATCGACAAGGTCTGGATCATGCGGAGCGACAAACGCGGCGACGCGGTCTGCTATACCTACTACGCCAGGAACGGATTCGGCGGGATGAACCATTCGGCGGCCGACTACGCGCCGAACAAGAAGGGCGAGTACATACTCCATCCGGCCTCCGACGATTACGACGGTCCCCTGGGCAACATCAACGCACCGTTCCCTGGCGGCTTTGAATACTTCTCTCGATGCGGCGAGCGAGCCGAAAAACACGACAAACTTGTCGGCGACGTCTCCACCGAAGTGAAGAGCGCCCTGGCTGTCCTGGAAAATGAGTGAGGAAGTGAATGGCGCTGACTGCCGAAGAACACGCCTTGCTCTTGGCCTTTTTCACCAAGCAGCAGCAACAGATAGCCACCATTCTGGAAATTCTTAAGAGTCGCGGGATTTTGACCGGAGACGACGCGGCGGCTTTCCGTTTTGCTGTTGCAACTGATGCGCCCGCCAACGTCGCCTTATTTCGCGAAGTGACAGCGGCTTACGTTCAGTTTGCGAAAAAGCATGACATCCAACTTCCGCCTGAGATAGAAAAGCTAGGATGACCTTATCCAGCGCTGGCGGTGTGTTGCTTGCTGTCATGAGCGCATCTTAGCATCTTCCCACTCACGAGCAAGATGACCGTCAGCAGGTGTGGTGCACGAAGATGGACAAGCAACTCGGGATCACGAGAACCATTCGCGCCACTTCCCTACCTTCGCCGAATCGCGGGAACATAGCCGAACGGAGGATTCTCGCGCATGCGAACCCTGCAACTGAACGATTCCATCAACACCTTCGACCTGGCCGAAGCTCTCAAAAACGAGTACGGCACCTTCAAGGTCATCCTGCCAAGCGGCGACGAAATCTACGTCGGCTGCGAACCCGGCCACTCGATCACGCATTTCGTCTGGGGCGACGCGCAAAATAAGCGGCCCTTCCTCGTCACGAAGATTACGGAGCCGGTCACGATGGACAACCGATTGGCTGGCGCTGGCGCTCCACCGGGTATTCGGGCCGCGTAAGGCCCAATCTCTCGCGACGAACTCACCGAACTGGCTGACTGAGGGTGACCCTTGCCCGGCCTCTCCTTCGGGCGTAGGCTTAGACCTACCCCAAGGAGGCAAAGTTCTATGGACCCTAACCTGCAACTTCCCCTCTCCGTCCTCACCAACACCCTGTCCCGCTACGGCAAGCGGGCGACCACGAACACGGAAAAGAACTCGCTGTACCAGATCGTCGAGGCTCTGGGGACGGCCATTGGCACACAGCATCCCTCCCCGCCCGGCTTCTCGACCGACGAATTTTTCAAAGCTTGCGCCGTCAGTCCGGACTGGGCGAAGGTCGCCGCCTAAGTGAGTCCATTGGGGCCGCGTTCGTGATCACAAGCGCCGACGCGGCCCGGTAACCGCCATCACTAGATAGGGTCCCGCAAAAGTGCTCCTTTTAGGACATGCTCAGACTCTCCTTCCGTAGACCCTGCACGTCGGTAACTTTCCTCCGCTCCACTTTGTTCCTACAGTAGCTATTCGAAACTCTCTTCTGTTTTGCGGCACTCCCGCGCCATGCGGTCGATCCCCGTTACCCCTGCCAGACGTGTGTCATGCGAGTCGGATTCCTTGAACATCACGAGATTTTAGGCGTGCGGCCGAAAACCTTTTTGGAAAAAGAGGATGCCGAGTATTTGGTTCGAGCCATGCTCGCCGAACGGATCTCCGCCAAGGTGATTCGCGCCTTCCCGCCTGATTCCGCTTTCCGCCGACTGCATCCCGTAGTCCGGCTCCTGCCTGCCAAGCTTCCTCCGCGAGAAATCGAAAACTGTTACTTCGCTCCGCCTGAAACCGATCTGCGTCCGCGATTGTCTGCGATGCAGGCTGGCTGGGACTGGAGCCAAGAGACGGCATGAAACTAACCCCGAGGGAAATTGAGCTGGCAAGATTGATTGCCGACGGATTTGCGCCCAGCGCGGCAGCCACGGAAAGCGGATTGGCTCCTTCTTCGGTGAGAAATAGACTGAAGCTGATCTATCGGGTACTGGAACTGAACGGACCTTACAGCAAGGTTGTCCGTCTTGCCTACTTCTGGAATTGCGAACTCTTCCAGATCGGCCTCAAGGAGTTGGGCTTGATCGCATGCACTTCATCCGGGAGATCACCGCGAGAATCGACCTCATGCTGAACGCCGTGGATCGCGCCAAAGAGATTGGAACCTACAACGCCCTGGACCGCAGCGCGCAATATCCGCTCGACGACGCCCCCAAATTCAAGAAAGCCATCAACGAGGCCTGGGCGAAGATCCACTACTGCGAACGGGAGCTGCGCGCGAAGGAAGCAGCGATCAAAGAGCTGACCAAGCAGCTCGGCCGCTACAAGATCGCGAACATCGCCCTGACTTCAATCCTGACCGGGTTGGCCTGGGAAGGGACGAAGGCGTTCCTGAAGTGGCTGTTGCCATGAGGGATCGCTATCTGAACTACGTGAAGTGGTGCGGTCGGATGGGGATTTACCCGGCGCCCTTCCGAACCTGGGAGTGGATGGTGAAGAAAATCTCCGAGATGAACTTCATCCAGTGAATCCTATGCCTGATTTAATTACCGAACCCCACGCGCCCGCCCAGAAAGCCAAGGTCGATACGCCGACCTGTCCGGGCTGCGCTCACGACCTCACGGAAATCAAATCCTCGCAGATCGCAATCGGCGAGGTCATCGTGCAACTCCTGTGGTGCGGGAATCTGGATTGCCGCCAGCTCTTGCCCTTGCAGGTGGTGGGGACGGTGCGGCAGAACCGCATCGCCGTGCCCCAGTTGACGATCACGCCCGGCCGCAGCTAAAGGAATGGCTTCCCGCAAACCAGCGAAGAAAGCGAAGAGCAAAGGTAGGAAAAAGTCTGAACTCAAAGCTCCCAAGCGCCGGCGCTTCGTCAAAGGATTGATCGATGGCAAGTCCATGCGGAAAGCCGCAGTGGACGCCGGTTACACGCAATCGATGGCAGACAACGCGGGAGAGAAGATTCTCCCCGGCGCCGTGGCCGAGTTCAAGGAAGCACTGGCGAAAGCAGTTCCCGACGAAATCCTCATCAAGCGGCTGGCTGAAGGTCTGAATGCGAAAGAAACCAAGCTGGTTCAGTACAGAGGCGAGTATAGCGATCAGCGTCACCTGGTCGCATATTCGGAGCGCCGGCGCTCGGTGGAGCTGGTGGCAAAGCTCCGCGGCTTACTGATCGAGCGCGTCGAAGTTGGCAACTCGGACGACAAGCCGTTAAAGGTTGAAGTTGGAATCGCCCGCGACAAGCTCCTCGGGAAACTCGCTAGCCAATAAGTTCTTAGCACTCCCGCTATCGGAACGGCAAAAGCGCATCGCCCAGCTCTCGGAAGACGAGGCCCAGGCGATGCTCTACGACTGGCAGTTCTGGGCGCGCCCCAGCCAGCTGCTACCGCCGGGCGACTGGGATACCTGGCTGGTGATGGCCGGCCGCGGATTCGGCAAGACGAGAACCGGCGCGGAAACCGTCCGACTCTGGATCAAAGACAACCCCATCGTGAACATCATCGCGCCCACCAAGGGCGACATCCACAAAGTGATCCTCGACGGTCCCGCCGGCATCATGGCCATTTGCCCAGCCGGCGAGCAGCCGAAATTCCGCTCCCGCGGCGGCGAGGACACGTTGCTGTGGCCGAATGGGGCGAAGTCGCTGCTGTTCTCGGCCGAAACTCCGGAACGCCAGCGCGGCCCGCAGTGCTACAAGATGTGGGGCGATGAGATCGCAGCCTGGCGTTATCTCGAGGAGACACTCGACCAGGCGATGTTCGGACTGCGCCTGGGCTCGAATCCGCAGTCGCTTTTTACCACAACCCCCAAACCCGTCAAGGTCATCAAGGCGATGCGGGCGAATCCTCGAACCGTGCTCACCGCGGGAACGACTTACGACAACCGCGACAACCTGGCGCCGAAGTTCTACTCGAAGATCATCTCGAAATACGAAGGCACGCGCCTGGGCCGGCAAGAACTGAACGCCGAGCTGCTGGAAGACAATCCGGGAGCGCTCTGGAGTCTGCAAGCCATCGACCTCGACCGGGTTAAGCAAGCCCCGGCGAACCTCACCCGCATCGTGGTGGGGGTCGATCCCGCGGTCAGCAATACCGAAGAATCCGATCTGACCGGCATCGTCATCGTCGGCGAAGGTCCGGCCATGAGCGGCGAAACCTGGCCGCCACACTATTACGTGCTCGACGATCTCAGCCTGCAGGCGAGCCCCGACACCTGGGCGAAGAAAGTGATCGCAGCCTACCGCTCGCACGGAGCCGACCGCATCGTGGCCGAGACCAACAACGGCGGGGATCTGGTCGAAGCCCTGCTGCGCACCAAGCAACTCGACTTCGCCTACAAAGCCGTACACGCCAGCCGCGGCAAGCTGACCCGCGCGGAGCCGATCGCGGCACTCTACGAACAGCACCGAGTCCACCACGTCGGTTCCTTCGGCCCGCTCGAAGATCAGATGTGCGACTACGTTCCGCTCGGAAGTAAGAAGTCTCCCGACCGCATGGACGCGCTGGTCTGGGCCTTATGGGAACTGAATAATCCGGACGCAATCGAAGTTTTTGAAGATGACGACGAGCAGGCTTCCATCACACCCGAGTTAGACGAGATCGACTTCCGCCAATTCTGAGATGCAAAAGAAAACCAAATCCCGCGTCAAAGTCTCCGAAGTCGCCAAGCCTTTCAACGGAGGCGACGCCGTAGATTTTCTGATGGGCTTGCCGGACATCCAGGAAGCCTTCACCCGCGCCGACATCGAACTGGCGCTCGATGACCGCGGCTGGCTGACTCCAGGCCGGCAATGGACCGCCGCCGATCTCGATGCGCAGACCCGCACCACCTTCGTCGCCAAGTCCCGCCTGTACTGGCAGCGCGATCCGCTGATGAAGCACGCCGTGCGTTTGTGGACCGACTACTCGCTCGGCGCCGGCGTCACCTGGAACTCCAAAGAACCGAAGATCGTGAAAGCCCTCGACGCCTTCGCCAACGACAAGCGCAACAAGTCGATCATGAACTCCGAAGGCCAGCGGCGCAGCTCGAAGAAGCTGCTGATCGACGGCGAGATATTCTTTGCGATTTTCGACGAAGGCACCAGTGGCCCGAAAACCATTCGCCGCATCGACTGCCTGCAAATCACCGACATCATCTGCGACCCGGAAGACGAAGAGCATGTGCTCGGCTACCGCCGCCTGACCGCCAAAGACAAGATCATGTACTACGCCGACTGGCGCTGCGACGATGAGGACCTGGCGCTCCTGGCCGAACAACCCGACCCGTCTTCGAAAGGCAAGATCGGCGACAAGATCGAGAAAGACGTCGTCGTCTACCACATGGCTTTCGACACCCTGCTCAAGCGGGGCAATGGACTGCTGTTTTGCGCGCTCGACTGGTCGAAAGAGCATCGCCGCTTCATGGAAGCCCGCGTGGCCATCACCCAAGCCCTGGCCAAGTTCGCCTGGAAAGGCAAGATCAAGGGCGGGCAGTCGATCATGAACCAGATCCAGGCCAAGCTGCAATCGAGCTATGCGCAATCGGGCGCCTACCAGGTCGAGCGCCATCCCCCCAACGCGCCGGCGGGAACATGGCTCGAAAACGCAGGCGTTGACCTCGAGCCGGTCAAACGATTCAACATCTCGGGCGGCCTCGAAGCCATGACCGACAAGCGCAGCCTGCTGCACATGATCTGCGCCGCCACCGGCATCGCCGAGCACTACTTCGGAGACGCGGCCAATGCCAATCTGGCCACCGCCACGGCGATGGAACTGCCGATGTTGAAGATGTTTCAGAGCTACCAGGCGCTGTGGACCGACGCGTATTACGACCTCTTCCAGATTGTCTGCGGCGAAGACCTCGATCCCTCCGGGATGCTGGACATTGAATTGCCACCCATCCTGCTCGACGACGTGCGCAAGATCGGCTTCTTCGTGAAGACGGTGGCCGACGTGTTCCCGGAAATCCGCGTGCCCGCCGTGCTGCGGGCGCTTTTGAACTCGCTCAATATCGCGAACGTCGATGACGTGATGGAAGAAGTGACGACCAAGCGAGGTGAACTCGAAGACGAACAGCAAGCCCTGCAGGCCCATCAATTGAAGGTAGCCGCAGTCTCGAACTCGGGCGCGGGCGTAGCGGCAACCGACGATCAAGATCCGGCGGTGAATCCCACCGACCCCAAGAATCCAGCCGACCCGGTTCCCACGAATCCCGAAGCCGGAGTGAAAGAAGCGGAGCAGATCGCCGCCCTGAATCGCCTGTCGCAAGTACTGGAGGAACTGGCCAGTTGAGCGCACTCGAATCGACCATCGCGAAGCTGCTGACCGAAGCGCAACGCCCCGGCTTACTCGGCCTGATCGGCAAGACCATCGAGAAACGTTGCCGCTTGGACTTACAGGCCCACTTCGCCGATCTCGGCAAGAAGATCAAGGCGTTAAAGCTGGAATCACTCGCCGCCAGCAACACCATGACGCCGGAACTGGCCCGCCATGCAGTAGAAATGCAGCTGCACAACGTGCTGCGCATCGCCCGGCCGAATCTCGAAGCCGCGCTCCAGACCAACATCGCCGAAGCGATCGTCAAAGCCGGCAAGATTCAAGTCGCAGCCGAAGCCGCCGACACGAACAACTCCATCGACAAAGTCGGCATGACCGCGCAGCAAGCCGCCGACTACGCCGCCCAGCAGGCCGCCCAGCTGGTCACTGGAATCGACCAGACCACCCAACAATCGATCGCCGATGCCATCGCGGCCGGAATCGAGCAGCAGTTAGGCGTTGCGGGCACCGCCGACCTGATCCAGAACGTGGTCGCAGGCCTCTCCACCTGGCGAGCCGCCATGATCGCGACCACCGAGATGAATGACGCCATGAACACGGCGTTTCTCTCGAAGTTGCAGGCGAATGACGTCGCTTACAAGCAATGGATCGTCGGCCCCAATCCCTGCCCGGAGTGCGAAGACAACGCCGACGCCTCGCCGATCCCGGTGGATGAAGACTTCCCCAGCGGCGACGACTCACCGCCGGCTCACCCGAATTGCGCTTGCGCTGTAGCTGGCGCGCGGGCTCCGGCGGATTTCTAACATGGAGGTGAAACTTTTGCCAAGAATAAAACTATTTCGCTATCTAGTACTCGTGCTTACATTGACCGGTCTCGTCTCGGCCGACGCAACTCGCGATCACGCTGTGATTGCGGCTTCCGGCGGAGTCGCCCCGATAGGCAACCCCATCGGCAGCGTGACCGTATCGTTTGAAGAAATCATTGCTGGCTCGCCCGCAACGGTTTCGATTGTGATTGCAGGCTGCAAGCTGGGCCTCACCTGCGACACTCTCGAAACCTACACCACGGTCGCGAACTCGATCCGTCATCCCACGATTTCGACGGTCTACGACTATTTCACCGTGACCGCATCGTGGACGGGCGGAACGTCTGTGTCTGTCACCGTCAACACGACTCTCACTACCGCGACCAACGGTAGTGGGGGCGTGGGCGGATCAAGTTCATGGGGCGCGATCACCGGGTATCTTCCTAATCAGACCGATCTTGGAAGCGCGTTGACGGCGCTCACTCAAGTCTGGCCTTCCACACCCGGAGTTCCGACCTGCACCGGGACGCCATGCACCGCGTATGGTACGACGCTGACTGAGTACGGATCTTCGGCAGGCGTAGCGACATCTTCCGATCCCGGAGCGATCGCAGAGGTCCCGATGGTCGCTAATGGCTCGCATGGGATGAAACCTTCAGCAAGCGGGGCCTTGAATACTGGGGCGTTTGCGCCAAGCTACACCCTGCCGGTCGCTACCAGCAGTACCTTGGGCGGCGTCAAGCCGGATGGCACGAGCGTCTTAAATGTTGCAGGCGTGCTTTCAGCTACGGCAGCATCGGTCGGCGCGGATGTCTCGGGCGCGGCTGCGACCGCGCAATCGACCGCAGAAACCTACGCGACCAACGCCTCAAACATCGGCTCGGGCACGCTTGCTGCCGGACGCCTTCCAAATCCTGTTGTGATTGGCACGGACAACAGCGCGGCCGGAACATTGAATGTATCAAACGGATCCGCGAACGCCCACACCGTCTTCGGATCAGCGGCCACGACTACCAACACGATTTTAGGATTTGCCACAGTCCCAACGAATGGACATCTTGTAACCTGCACGGTATCCTCCACAACCTGTACGTTGACCGATGGCGGAGCAGTGCCCAGCGCTGGCGTCACTTCCGTATTTACCAGAACCGGGGCAGTCACCGCGACAAGTGGCGATTACACCTTGGACCTGATCGCGAGTCCGGCGGCGAGCGTGAGCTTTACGGCTCCCGCAACGGATACCTATTCCTTTCTTGGCACGGCCCCAGCTTCTACTTCTTCCGGAACAGGCACGGCAGCCGGAACTTTATTCAACGCCATGGCGCCGACTGGAGGAGCAACAACGGGATCAGCCACAACGGCGGGAGCAGGCGGAAATATTTCCTACACGGCGGGCGCAGGCGGATCAGGATCGGGCGGCACAAACGCCAGCGGCGGAGCAGGCGGAAGTATCAATCTTATCCCCGGAGTAGGCGGAGCGAAGTCTGGCTCTGGAACGGCGGGCGTGAATGGGCAGGTAAATATCGGTCTGGCAGGCACGATCGGCGGCATCCTGGGCTTTGCCGGGCTGACCAGCGGCATCGCGACCTGCACGGCGCCGGCAGTGGCAGGAACGGCGACAAACGCTGTCGTGTGTAGCAACGGCTTCAATGTGCCGCAAAACAGCGGGACAGCGGTCAACGGCGGCTCAACTCCGTACTATGCTTTTACGGGAGATACAAAAACTGGCATGGGAGCAACGGGCACCTCAACTTCACAGGTTGGCCTTTATTCGAACGGAAATCTGATTGCCTATTTCGGCGCCCTCGCCACTGGAATGACGCTCTACAGTACCAGTCCCATTCGCTGGTCCGATTTCTCCACGTTCAATGACACCTATCTCTGCCGCGCCAGTGCTAGCGTCTTCGAAGTGGGCACGACTTCCTGCAACGCCTTGGGCACGCTGAACACTGGAGTCATCAACACAGGGACTTCGGTAGCAGCCGGCGGCTTTACAGCGGTCAGCATTGGCACGCCGACGCAGATTTACAATACCGCGACGACTTCCTCCTCGGCCTCGATCTCGGCAACTACGATGATTGCCAATGGAGCGGCGGACCGGAATTATCGCTTCAATGCCTATGTCGGCCAACTGGCGGCGGGAGCCACCTGCTCCGTCGCAGGTTCCATAGCCATCAACATCGTTTACACCGATCCCATCACTGGAACCGCCTATACCTATGTCGTGCCCGTTCTCCTGAGCGGCGGTACCGCAATGGGCGCGAACGTTCCGCTCTCCACTTCTACGCCGACGGTTGCGAACGTAGGCAACGCGACGATCCAATTCCGCGCGAAGGCGTCCACCAATGTGCAGTTCTCGACGACCTACGCGCAGGGTACGTGTAGTTCTGGATCACCCACTTACAGCATTTACCCGGACTTGGAGGCGCTTTGATGGGCCGGATTCGACGAATGTGGGGGCTAGTGTCTATGACGGTGACTCAATCACGGTAGGTTCATTCGCCACTCCCTATCCTGATTTCCTGAGTGCGTTCGCGGGAGGATGGAAATCCTACAATGTCGCAGGTACCGGGCGTACTACAGCACAAATCCTTTCGGCTTTTTCGACTAGCGTTACACCACTCGCAACAAGTGGTCTCAATATCGTTACCGTCCTCGGAGGCACAGACGATTGCATTCAAGGGGATTCAGCCTCAACGGCATGGAGCAATCTAGCCAGCATCGCAGCGGCTGCACACAGCGCAGGGTTCAAGGCTATCGTGATGACCCTGCCGAGCCTAAATGGCTATAACACTTGTCGCGATGCGCTGAACACGCTGATCTATGCGAACTGGTCCGGAACCTTTGACGCGCTTGCGGATATCGCAGGGAACGCCAATCTGGGAGCGGATGGGGCGTACAGCAATGCAACGTATTTCAACGCCGATGGCATTCATCCCACAACTCTTTCTGAGCAAACCATTATGGCCCCGCTCGAGCAGACGCAGATCAATGCGCTGATTTCTGCACACTACGGCGGAGCTGGGCACTAAGGAAGGAATTTCTCTCGATGACCTACATCCGTATGACCGATGGCCGGGATAAAGGCCAAATCAAAGACGTTCCATGCGTCAATGGCAGAAGTTGGAAATGTCGATCTAAGCGATCCGCCCTCGCCAGCTGGTAAGGAGTTCTCATGAAAAGACTTCAGTTCATCTCGCAGCAGCATATCGATGAAGCGGTTAAGTTCCTGGCCGGCAAAGGCCATCTGCCCTTCACCGACTCCGACGGCAAGCCGAATCATCGCCTGATGGGCGCGGCCTGGGCGGCACTGCACGGCGGCTATCGCGGCTCGAAGTATGCCGGACCGAACAAAGACTCCGCGCTCACCAAGCTGAAAGCGGTTTACAAGAGCGAAGGCATGGAAACGCCCGAAGAGTCCTTCTCGCTCGCCGGCGAGTTCTTCCAGGAGGCGCTCGCCAAATCCGACTCCTTCGATTCCATCCGCTCCGCCGTGAGCGATGCCATCAACGCCAACATTATGGCTGGCATCGACATGGACGGCGACGACGACGGCCCGCAGGACGCGATCGAGGGCGCTTACGCCTGGGTCTGCGACATCTTCCCAGCACAAGTCGTCTATTCGATGGGCGGAACGTTATTCCAGTGCGACTACGAAATCGACTCGGACGGCGACGTGCAACTCGGCGATCCCCTGGAAGTCGAAACCAGCTACACGCCGGTCGAAGATGACGATGACGACTCGACCGACGATGACGCGCAGGAATCTTTCCGCGTGCTGGCCTGCTCGGCGGTTCGGCTCGAAGAGTCGGCTTACGACGCCGCCACCGGGAAATTGAACCTCACCGTGATCAAGCCCGGACTGAACAAATCGAAGTCCCGCTTCTATCCGCAGGAGACCCTGAAGCGCGATTACAAAGTTTTCGAGAACGCCAAAATGTTCCTCGATCACCAGTCGGAAAAGGAATCGAAGGACCGCCCCGAAGGCTCGGTGAATAACTACGTCGCCCAGATCACCAAGGTCTGGCCGGAAGCGGACGGCACCATCAAGGCCACCGCAGCCGTGATCGATCCGCCGTTCAAAGCGAAGCTCGCGGAGATGCACAAGCAGGGCCTGCTGCACGAGATGGGCGTGTCGATCCGTGCCATTGGAGAGGCCAGCGAGCAAGAGAAAGACGGAGTGACCACCAATGTGGTGGAGTCGCTCATCGCCGCGCGCAGCGTGGACTTTGTGACCTACGCGGGCGCGGGAGGACAGATCGAAGCTATGGAATCGGACAGTTCGAAAAACAATGAGAACGACGTGGACCTGGTGACCGAAGCCGCACTGCGCAAACGCCGCCCCGACCTCGTCGCGCTGATTGAAACCCATTCACAGGAGAAACTCGCATCCATGAAAACCATCGAACAGCAACTCGCTGAATCCCAAACTCAGCTCACCACGCTCACCAAAGAGAACACGGAGCTGAAAACCAAATTCGGGGAAGCGCAGAAGGTAGCCGCGAAGGCATCCGTCGCCGCCGAACTCACCAAGCAACTGGCGGAATCGAAGCTCCCCGACTTCGCCCAGGCCCGCCTCCGCAAGCAGTTCGAAGCCGCGGAAGCTACCGCAGAGCAGATCAAGGAAGCCATCGTCAGCGAGCAAGACTATCTGAAGAAGGCTGGCATCAAGACGGTCACCCCGAAGAACCTGGGCGCGGCCGACAACGGCACCACCAACGAATCGGGCGACGTGAAGAAGCCGAACCTCGAAGAAGCCTTCGCGCTGCTCCCCGGCATGTCGAAGGAAGACGCCAAGTTCGCCGCCCGAGTTTAAGCAGCAAACCGTTTTCGCAGCAAACACCCCAACAAAAATCGTTCGACTCGGTCCTGGGCGGCTATCTGCCCTCCAGGCCAAAAGGAGAGTTCTACCCATGATCAACTTCGTACAGACCGGCGACAATCTCAGCTTTCTAGCCTCCCAAGTCACCGCCCCATCACATTCTCTGGGCGACAACTACACCAACCTCGTCGGCCCCGCGGTCGGCGTGACCACGCCCGTCAATTTGGTCGAATCTGGCGATCCGGTCGTTGTCGGCCGCATCGTCGGCATCGCTAACAATGACGTGCTGAAGTCGACCGACACCGTCGTGGTCTCCACGCGCGGCGTCTATGCGGTCAGCGTGAGCTGCATCCACCATCCCATCACGGTAGGCGAAACCGTCTACATCAACCCGACGACTGCTGCCGTGTCCGACGATTCCAACCAAGTGCCCTTCGGCATCGCGCTCGGCACCGTGGCTTCGAACGCCACCTCCACCATCAACGTGAAACTGTTCGGCCAGACGCCGGGCTCGACCGGCGCCGATAGCTAGGAAGAATTTCCGGCCGCGAGGCGAAGGTTGTCTCGCGGCCGAGTTTCCGCAGTAAACAGCACAGCAAATCGAAACCGGCCCTGTGCCGGACTCAAGGAGAACCAATATGGATTTCTTACAATTGATCGAGGAAGGCGACAAGTTAGAGTCGTCGCTCTCCGACGTCCGGCACCGCATTCCGCAATTCGACGAGAAGCTGGTCGGTTTCATCGAGCTGATGGCCAACAAAAAGGGCTACTCCGCGGCGAAACGCACCTACATGCTGAAGGAAGCGGAAACCACCGCCGACTTCCCTTACCTGTTCGGCACGGTTCTCGAACGCCAGCTCTACGCCAAGTACAAGGCGCAAGACCCCGACTGGAAAGATTACATCAAGGTCGGAACCCAGAACGACTTCCGCCCCTCCTGGCTGATCGGGGTGCACGGGTTGCAGGGATCTCTGCCCGCGGTAGAGCTGCGCGGCGAGTACAAGCAGGACGCCAACCTGTCTGACGGCAAGATCGTGATTTCGCTCGGCAAATTCGGGCGCGAATTCGGTCTGGCCTGGGAAGCCCTGATCAACGACGATCTGGGAGCTTTCTCGGACCTCGCGGAACGCTTCGCCACGGCGGCGATGCGCTCGGAATACCGTTTCGCCACGCAGCTCTATTGCTCGGCGAGCGGACCGCACGCCAGCCTCTTCGGCGCGCCCATCGCTCACCCGCTCGATGCCTTGAATGTAACCAACGCCTTCTCCGGCGCGGGCGCAACTTTCTCCATCACCAACCTGGGCTCGGCGGCCTCCGCCATGCGCCGCTTCACCGACTACGACGGTGAGCCGGTGATCTTCGACGGTTTCGAGCTGGTCGTTCCCCCGGCGCTCGAAATCCCCATGCTGCAAGCCTTGAACCCGGCCAACATCGTGCAGTCCGGCGGCGATTCCACGGCGGGCGCTAAACCACAGATCCGCAGCTCCTCGAACACCGTGCCCATGCTGAACATCACCGGGCACGTCAACCCCTACCTGCCGCTCGTCGACACCTCGGGCAATGCCAACAAGACCTGGTACTTGTTCGGCAAACTCTCGAACGCCGGTTACGCGGCCCGGATGAACTTCCTGCGCGGCCACGAATCCCCGGAGCTGTGCATGAAGAACCCCAACAAGATCGCGCTCGGCGGAGCCACCATGTCCCCGCTCGAAGGCGATTACGAGTCCGATTCGATCCGCTGGAGAATTCGCCACATCTTCGGTGGCACCCAGGTCGATCCGCGCTACGCCTCCAGCTACGTGGGAGCGTAAGAACGACAGTCACGACGGCACGTCGTTCAGAAAGACGTTCAGAGAACGGGGAGGAGAAACGGCCTCCCCCATTTCTCTGGCAAAAGCCTTGCCCGGCTCGGCTTTCCGCACGGGCTAAGGCGCGAGGCTTTTGTCAGGGGAACATTTAAAATGCCACGCCTGAAATATTTCTGCGGCTTCTGCAAGAAACGCTTTCGCAGCCGCCGGCAGCGCACCAAGCACACCAAGTCCTGCGCGAAGTGAAGGAGTCATCATGGCACAGAACCTAAACCGGCCGAATAGCGGCATCTCGACCGACAGCAAGAATACCGGATCGACGGGAGGGGAAACGCAGTCGGCGAACTCTCCGGTCGGCGGTCATCAAGCCCACAGCGCCACCAGCTATCTGCAAGATCCAAACGACCACGGCGACGGCGTGCTCGACATCGCGCAGAATTCCTCGAGCGCGGCGGGCGGAATTGAAGAAGGTTCGATCCGGCAAGATCAGAGCGGCTACGCGGGAAGCTAACCATGAGAAAACTCATCGCAAAAGACGGCCAGCAAATCTTCAAAGCCGTGCACCTGAAGATTTTCTTCCCTGGCAACAAGAAAGCACACCGGCAGACGGTGCGCGCTCCGTACGGGCAGGCCTTTAACGCGGAAGGAATCGAAAGATTGCTTCGCGACGCCGCCGACCAGATCGAGAAGAAGTGGCCGACCGAACAATACGCACTGGTTGCGCTCGGCCCGTCGAGCTTCAACTTCGTTTGGCGCAATCCAGTAGACGCGCTGGGTGATATCTAACCCCATGTCCTTCACCTACGATCTGACAAGCACCATCGGGCAGATGCGCCTGCTGATCGCGGACACCGACGGCACCACGCCGCTCTTCCAGGATGAAGAGCTGCAAGCCTTCCAGGACATCACCTCCATGATGCTGGTGGGGCCGACAACCTTCTTCGGCGGCGGCGACATTCCCCAGCAAGAGCTGCTGCTGCTCTCCTGCGCGCAGGCCATGGATGCGCTGGCCAATAAAGTCTCGGCCACTCACGGCCAGACGGTCACCATCGGCGACTTCACCGTGGCAGCTAAGGATCAGGTCACGTCGCTGCAGGGCACGGCGCAACGATTCCGCGACGCGGTCAACAATCTGCCCGCCTGGGGAATCATCGAAGAAAACCTCTCGGGCTTCAACGAGCTCACCATCATCCGCAACTGGGTGCTGCGGACGGAGTTCTAAGACAAGATGGCGACCAGCAGCGGCGTAGCCTTTGACAATCTGCTCATCTCGACCGCCGATGTGCTGACCCGGGATACGGTGGGCGAAGATGCGCGCGGCATGGCCGATCCCACCTTCACTGTGGTCGCGACCGGCGTTCCCTGCCGCGTCTCCATGGGGAAAACGGTGGGCAAGGGCAAGGAAAACCGTGCCAAGGCAAAAGAGCAGATCGCCTACCGTGAAGTATTCATGCGGCCCTGGTTCGCCGACCCCTCGCCCGATGGAAGTTATGTGCCTTACGTCCTGGTCGGAGGAGTGAACTACAACACCGAGCCCTTGACCCACGATCACTGGCTGCGCATCCCGAGTCCGCTCATCGTCAACGGAGTGACCATCTACGGCGACCTGTACGACATCTTCGACGTGCAGAATCCCGGACTGCTGAACGATCACCTGGAAGTGTGGTGCCAGTTGGTGCTGGTCTAAACAACCTAAACTTCATGGCCATTCAATCCATCCCCTCGCTCACTCTGCGCACGGTCAGCGCCCAGGCCGCAATCAAGGCCGCGATCATGGAAGCGACGCAGGAAGTGTTCGAACTGGACATCGTGCCCACGGCCAAAGAATTGTCTCCGGTTACGGCCGAAGGCCTGGCGCGGAATCTGGCGCTCCAGGCGGAGCACAAGCTGGGCTCGAGGCGGCCCGGCGGCACCGGCCTCAACCGCAACTCCATCGATTCCGAAGTGACGGACACGGAACAAGGCCCGCAGGCCGAGCTCTTCACCCAGTCGGGCTACGGCGGATACCTCGAAGTCGGCACCTCGAAGATGCGCGCCCAGCCCTATCTCTACCCAGCTTTTGAAGAACACATCGCGAAGATCGCTCCCTCGGTGCAGGCAAAGATCGGCAGCCTAACGGTGATGCGCAGTGGTTGACGTGGCCGTGCTGGTGCGCGAGTACCTGCTCGGGCAAACGGCGGTGACCAGTCTGCTGGGCACGAATAAGCAGCGTTCCATCTACGCGGCTTACGACTTGCCGGAAGGCTTTGACCCGAAATTAGGCCCCGTCATTCAACTGTTCCGCGCCGGCGGAAAGTCGCATGCAGAAATCGATGGGCTGCTCTACGCGCGGTTGCAGGTTCGCACCTGGGCGGATGTCGAGCAATACCTTGTCGCCTCGAATCTCTACTCCGCGCTTCACGACGTGTTGCATGGCCTGACCAACACGGCCGTCACCGACGGAACCATCAAAAGCGCTCTTGAAGTGACCGGCCCGCAGGAGATGACCGACACCGAAACCGGCTGGGTATCGATGTACGCCTTTTACGCGGTGATGGCCGCGCCCAACTCCTAGCTCTCGCACAGAAGTTCTCGCAAAAAGTTCCACACCAACCAAATCCGTAAAGGAGACTTTCTATGAGCAATGTTGCCAACGTAATCGCCGGCCCGGGCGCTATCTATATAGCTCCGCAAGGCACCGCGGCCCCGGGCTTCTCGGCCGCCTACACCTGGGGCGCGCCTTTTGTCGCGACCGGCTACACCGACAAAGGCGTCACCTTCGACTACACACCCACCTTCAAAGACATCGAAGTGGACGAGGAAATGTCCCCTGTCCAGAAGTTGCTGACCAAGGAGAAGCTGGTCATCTCGGTCGAAATGGCGGAGACCACGCTGGCCAATCTGAATTATGCGATTTCTGGCTCCACTTTGACGGGAACCACTCTCACCGTGGGATCGGCGGTCATCACCAATGAATTCGCACTTGGACTCCAGGGACCGTGCCCGCCGCAACCGGGAGCAGCCGTTGGCACCATCGGCCAGCGCTTCATCTTCATCTACCGGGTCAAGGCGATCGCGGCCGTGAAGGCGCACTGGACGCGCACCGACAAAGTCATGTTCTCGGTGCAGCTGGAAGCCATGGCCGACTCCACCCAGGTCGTCGGTTCGCGACTCTGCGTCATCAACGATTACTAAAACTTCGCCGTTCGCAGCAAGCACTCAACTTCCAACTTTAAGGAGAAACCCATATGTCTTTCACGCACACCGTAGCCGTTGGCTACAACACCGACTCGGGCGCAATGCCGAACCCGTCGCTGAGCTACACGGGCGGCGAAGCAAGCGGCCTCGATGTCGCGGTCGCTCCTCTCACCGTCGATGGGCAATACTACCTGCCGATCACGGTCTCCGACGTCGTCTGCTGCTACCTGTATTCCGACCGGGCGGTGACGATCAAAACCTACCTTGGCGGAAGCCTGCAACAGACCATCGCTCTACCCGCCGCCAAGCCGCAAGTGTGGAGAAGCGACTCCATTGAGACCTGCCCCTTCACCGCCAACTTCGATCACTGGCGCATCTCGAATGCCGACGCGGTCAACACGGCCAACCTGAAAGCGCGCTTTCTGATGGTCGGGGTCGGCAGCTAAGCAGCCTGGTTTCAAGCAGCCTGATTTTCTAGCGTTCTCGGAAGTTTCAACAAATCTCACCAACCTCAAAAGGAGCAAACAGTTATGGCAACTAGCATCGTTCACACTTGGAAAAACTCAGTCACCGTACCGGGCTTGTCCGCTATGCCCGCGGATCCGCCATTGCTCGTCATCGGCGACTATGGCGTGGAAGTAGAATTGGCAGTCTCGCCCGGAGCCACCAACGTCGAAATCGACGTGGGCGTGATCACCTTTGCAAAGATCGCCTCCTTCATCATGAACGCCGATAAGGGCGCGCTCTCCGTCTACACCAACGCCACCGACGGCACCGGCGGGCAGCATTTCGCCCTCGCGGCCAACAATTCGCTGAGCTGGAACAACACCCAAACCACCTTCGCGAACCCGATCACCGCCAACATCACCAAGTTTTTCCTGAACAACGCGGGCTCGGTGATTGCCACCTTCCGCGCCGGCTTCGCGCTCAACAGCTAAGAACGAAGAACGAAGAACGCGGGCCGTCTCCTGCCAGGTTGGAGTTTTTCGGCTTTTCCCAAAGAGGCGTTGGCTGGGTCTGAATTTTTATGCCCAGCCACGCCCTCACCCCTTTCCCCCAGAAGGAGTCTTTTCATGCAACCCCGCTCCGAATCCGACATCCTCGCCAAAGCTCCGCTGAAACTGAAGCTGGGCGAGAAAGAATTCACTGTTCCCATCCTGACCGTGCTGAAGGCCCGCTCCTGGCGGTTGCAGCTGAACGAGTCGCTCGGCGGCATCGTCTCGAACTTCCAGCCAACCCCCGGCGTGGACTCGAAAGCCTTCGCCAACGGACTGACCGGCGCGCTGATTGAATTCCCGGAGAAGATCATCGACCTGGTCTTCGCCTACGCGCCCGAGTTGCCGAAAGAGGAGTTGCTCGGCTCGGAAGAAGCACCCGGCAAGGCGACCGAGGAGCAATTCGCGCACGCCTTCTCCCAGATCATGGGCGTGGCCTACCCTTTTCTACCCCAGCTTGCTCTGGCGAGGACGGCAGTGCTGGGGAGCCTTGCTCAATCGCCGAACTCTACGAGATTGCAATGAGCGAGTGGCACCTCGCGCCCGATGACATCAATGAACGCGAGACCGAAGAAAGGCTGGCGCTGCTGTTTCGCGCCCGCAACCGCAGAATCGAACGACTGAATGCGGCCATGTCCGGGGAAACCTACCAGACACCCGGAGAAGTCCGCATGACGATGAGCGACGTGGAACTGTTCAACAAAATGGGAATCAATCTGCAGGAAGGAGCAAACGCTTAAATGGCAGCCTCGGGCTCTGGCGGCATCGACATCGGCGACGCGGTACTCACCTTCTTAGGCGATACCACGCAACTCGACGCCGCCTTCGCGCGCATCAACACCGAAGCCCAAACTGCGCTCCAACCAGCCGCAGCCGCCGCGGGACAGTTGGGAACCGAGTTGGATGCGGCGGGAGTAGCCGCGACCACGGCAGGCATGCAGGGAGCCGTAGCTGGAACCGAAATCACCGCGGGCATGGAAACCGCCACCACTTCGGTGCGCGGCGTCTCGGAAGAGTTGAAGGTAACGGAAGAAATGCTGGGCATTCGCCTGCCCCGCGGCGTGAATCACTTTGTAGCCGAACTTCCTGGAGTTGCAACCGCCATCCAGGGCGCCTTCGCCGTCAGCGTGGTGTTTTTTCTGGTGGAAGCGCTGGCGACCGGCATCGAGAAACTGATTGAGTGGGGCCAGCAAGCCGAAAAGCTCGCCAAGGCACAGGCAGAGTTCGGCACCGCCGTCCAAGAAAGTTTCAATGGCCTGGACGACAAACTGCTGCAGGCTGGCATCAAGATGGACGAGTTGCGCGGCGATCACCTTGCCGCACTGCAGAAACAACTCGAACTCATCGATCACCAGTCCTTCAAAGACCTGGTAGCCGAGTTGGGAACCATTGGCAAGGCTGCCGATGCCGTCTTCGCTCTAACTGAAGCGCACTGGTACCAGTTCGGCGCAGGCTCAAAAGGCGCGAAGGCTGCCCTTGAGGCCTTCCAGACTCAATATGATTCCCTGCTCGCCCACGGGAAGGATACAGAAGCGAATGACCTACTTGCGGGAACACTCGCCTCCGCGCAGAAGATTCTTACGCTGCAAGAACAGGCGAAGTCCAGCCAGGCAGTCATTGGCAAGCAGCAGGGCGACTACGCCAAGTACGAGGAGGCCATCGTCCAGCTCCGAGCGATGGGCGTGGGGATCACCGACAAGGAGGTGACCGCCCAGCAGGAACTCGTGAAGGTGCTACAGACCCAGGTAACAGCGCAGGGCATAATCAACGAACTCAAAAAGACAGAAGACAACAGCGCCGAGACAAGCGCCGCTGACAAAATACTCAAAGATCAAGAGGCGATCCTCAAACGGGAGGCAGAGGCCAATAAGCAAGAAGCGGACATCGAACAGAAGAAATGGGAAGACAACTACAAGCAAGCCGTCTCCGATCTCGAGGCCAGCGAAAAGGAAAAGATCGCCGCCACCAAGCAAGGCTCGGACGCGCGGATCGCTGCCATCGACGCCGCCATCAAAGAAGAGCAATCCCACGAGCTCCAATACACCGAATACTACAAGTCGCTGCTGATTCAGCGCATCGAAGCGGTGAAGGCGGGAGTCGCAGCGGAAGAGAAAGCCCGCCAAGGACTCGCGGCGGCCCTGGAGCAACTCGACAAGACCGACGCCGCCCTCGAAATCGCCCGGCAAAATGACGCCTATGAAAAGCGAGTCGCAGCGATCAATCAGTTGGCGCAATTCGGGATCATCAGCGAGGCCCAAAAGGCTCAACGGCTAAAGGCGCTGTACGCACAAGAAGAAAAAGACGCCCTCGATGCGCTGGACAGAACGCAAAAAGCGGAACAAGCGAAGATCGCCGCCGCCGAAACCGCCGTGGTCAAAGCTGCAGGCAATCCCATCTTCTCCGACGCCGAAGTTGCCGACCTCGAAAAAAATCTAGCGAAAGCCTACACCGATTACGACAAGACGCTCACCGAGATCGAGAAGATCCACAAAACCTTCGACACCAAGTATGCCCAGGAAGATCAGGCGCTGGTAAAGCAGGCGAGCGCTTCCTGGAAGGGCTTCTTCGATGTTCTGTTCACCGGAACACTCCACACCCAGCAAGAACTACAAGCCGGTTTTGGCCTCATCACGCAGGACATCGAACAAGCAATGTCGGCGATGGTAAGCGGCCAGGAGTCTTTCGGGAAAGCGATGGAAGCCGCTACCCTGAAGATGATCGCCAGTTTGGCGGAGCACTGGGGGGCATACTACGCCGCCAAGGGCATCGCAAATATCATGGACGACCCGCCACTGGGCGCTGCCGAGTTGGCAGCCTCCGCTGCACTCTTTGCGATAGCGGGCGGTCTCAGTGGGGCGGCTGGCGCTATCAGCAAGGGCGGCTCCTCCGGCAGCAGCAGTAGCACTTCCTCGACCTCGACCCCAGCCGCCGGCCAGCCCACGCAGCAACCGGTGACGACAATCAACGTGCAGAAGTTCGGCGACGGCGGATTGATCACTCAACCGACGCTCGCTATTGTGGGCGAACAGCCGGAAGTGATTCTGCCTTTGCGAAATGACGATGCCGCGCTCTCGCTGATGGCGGACAAGATTTCACAGCACCTGAACACTTCAGGCGGCGGAGGCGGAGGATCGCATATCGTCATGAACATCCAAGGGGTGATCAGTCCAGACAACCTGAATCGGGTTTTGCGAAGGGCTTCGCAGATGGTGAACAAAGGACAGGCGCGGCTGAACTCGTCGAACGCGGCTAAGGTAACGCGGCGAGCTTAAACTGAAACTCTTTCCCCATGGCTTACCCCCAAATCATCTACACCCCGGTCGGCGGAGCGGCCACCACGCTGCTCTTCACCTACCCGCCCATCCAGAAGCCCCAGGTCACCGAGGACGGCTCGGGAGATGAACGCAAACGAGAAGGCGCCGACTCGATCACGCAATCCGGACTCAAGCAGTCGATCACCTTCCGCATCGACACCTTCCGCACCGTGAACATGGAGAACGTTCCCATGACGGACCTCGCGAACTGGCGAGCTTTCATGGACTATGCGCTTACCGGAGGACAGTTCGACTACTACCCCGACCAGACGCTCGCGGCCTTCGATACCTGGACCCTCGAAGAGCTGGACTGGCCGCCGAAATACAACTTCTTCGGCTACTCGAAATTTTCTTTCAAGATGCGCAAGCTGGTGGTCCCCACCGTCGGACCTTAGTTCGTAAACTCGTGATCACTGCCCCCGCCAATTTCTTGACCGCCAATGCCGCCCTGGTCAAGCAGCCCATCTTCCTCATCGAGATCGCGGGCTACACGCGCGCCTTCACCAACGTGGACACCGGAATCGCCGGCCAGTATCCCTGGCTGGGAGTGATGGAAGACCACGTCATCACCATCAACGACCTGGACGGCGGCGCGGATCTCGGACAGTTGATCTTCGCGGTCCAGGACCGCGGCGGCCTGATCACCGCCGACTTTCCCGGCTTCGTCTTTGAAGGCAAGACGCTCACCCTCAAGACGGGCCTGGTGGGCATGGACCAGGCCGACTTCACGCTGCTCTTTACCGGCACCATCTCGGCGGTCGACTCGGTGAACAATAATACCGAGTACGCCTTCACCACCGACGACCCCCGCCAGGAACTGGCGGGAGTCATTTACACGCTATCGGATGACGGCGTCACCCCGACCGACAGCTCGCACGCCCACACGGTCAACGCCCATCCCCTCGACATCCTGCTCGACATCCTCGAAAACCAGCTGGGGATCGATCCCACGCTGGTCGACGTCGCGAAATTCACCACCTACCGGGACACGATCTACGGCGGGGCGCAGTTTACTTTCAATATCACCTCAGCCCCGGCGGCGAAGGACTTCATCGAAAACGAACTCATGAAGCCGCTCGGCGGGTACCTGCGAGTCAACAATCTCGGCCAAATCACGGCGGACTTCTTCTACCCCATCGTGACCACCCCGGCGATGGCCTTGAACGTAGATAATCTGCTCGAAGCCCCCGAAGCCGGACAGGCGCCCTTGATCAACCAGGTGTCGGTGCGCTTTGACTACGACGACAACGACAAGAATCTGGCGGAAGACGTCGAACAAGATGCGGCCTCGATTGCCAAGTATGGAACCCTGTACGGCCAGCAGATCATCGAGAGCCGCGGCTTGCGGTCGGGACTCGGAGGCACGTTTCTCGCGGCTCTGGTGGCACGTCTGATTTTCTTGCGCTACGGCGACAAGCAACTCACCTTTGACGCTAACGGCGGCTCGGGATCGAGCCAGGCGAGCGCCAACGGAGCCCTCTTGCTGTGGAACACCTGCGTGCTCGAACCGGGAGACTTCGTGACCGTGACTCATCCCCAGGTGCCCGACCGGACTTTGGGCGTGATGGGCATCACCGGGCAAACCTTCGTGGTGATGGATCGCACCTGGAAATTCTCCGACTGCACCGTGCTCCTGAAACTCTTGGCGGTCGACATCGCCATCTTCCATCCCTATCTCATCACCAGCAATAGCGAGGGCAGCTACACCGCAGTCAGCGGAACCGATCAAACCACCTTTATGTTTCAGGCAAACGATTCCGACGAGTATTCGACCGGCGCCCCGGCCAACACCCTCGGCTGATTTCGAGTTCTAGCTTTCGAGTTTCTAAAAAATGACTTTAGTCCTCACCTCCATTCCCGGCTTCACCGATCTGCCCGATTCGGTCCTGGTCGAGAACAATCCGGCTTATAGCGTGCATGTCGCGGAGATCTCGCAAAACGCCGCCTTCGGCATGGTGCGGCAGGAAGTGTTCGTCGCGCCCTACGTCGACGGCGACACCGTCATTCTCCCCACTTCGCCGATCGATGGCTACAACTACTCGCGGGAAGAGCTCTGCTATCTCTGGACGGTGAATTCGAGCGTTAACCAATCGACCGGATGGGTATCGTCCCCGGGCGGCTCGCTCTGGTACTGCGGCTGGAAGGTGGATCAAGGACTGAGCGGGCCGATTGCCTCGAGCGTGCTCGACTCGGGCGGCACGGGCTATGCCATCGGCGACAGCTTCACCGTGAATGGGGGCGTGGGAACTCCGCTCGCGACCGGCTTGGTCGATGCGGTCTCGGGCGGCATCGGCACGGGTCCAGTCACTCGCTATCACCTGATCGAGAATGGTGTCTCCTATAACGTCGGCGTCGGGCAAGCGACCACCGCCACCAGCGGAAGCGGCACCGGCCTCACCATCAACATCAGCGCCATCACCTCCGACGCCGGGAAAGTCAGCTCGACCGAAGCCTACCGCGAAGACAGCAAGACCGGCTCTGCCACGAGCGACGGCATCCTCATGGTTTTCACCATCGCGCAGCGGCAGAGAACCAACCTCATCATGGCGGAAAGCGCCAGCTACGCGGCGGTGGATGAATCGACCATCGCCACCGACAAGCCCTGGACGCAGCTTCTGGCGCAGTCGCTGAATGAGAACGCAAAATTCTCGGCGGTCAATACCGAGGTTTTCTACTGCGGCGAATTCATCAATGGCGCGACCGTTCCGCTGAGCTCCTGCGTGAGCCCGGTGGACGGCTACGAATACGGCTACGCCGAGATCCAGTTCGTGCACTGCTGGCGCTGGACTTGCGAGAATACGATTTTCCGCAATCCGCCGCTCTCGGTCGGGCAACTCTCGCCCTTCATGGCCAGCATTTCTAACGTGGGCGTGGTCTCGATCACGGTCGAGATGACCCCGCACGGCAGCTACCCGGTCACCCATACCGATTACGGGCGCATCGCGGCGTTCGCCTTCTGCCGGCGCGCGGCAACTCCGTCGAGCGCAGCCTTGGCCGCCAGTTTCTCCGAACTCGACCCCGATCTGTTCCTGCCGGGTGGCAGTCTGCGGGCTTCGACCGTCCTCGAGATTAAGCACAATATCGATGAAGCCGTCCTTAGCCCGGAGTATTTCGGCCCGACCGCCTATGCCGATGGGAGCACGGTCGCGCTGCCTACGAGCCCGGTCGATGGCTATGCTTACTTGAGAAGCGAGTTGCAGTACGTCTGGGACTGGTCCGACACCACCCCAGCCCCCGGCAACCACACCCGCCTGGCGGTTTTTTCGAGCAACATCGACCCCGTCTCCGGCGCCGTGAGTTTGGTCGCCTTCCGGCAAATTCCAGGCGGCCCCTGGGCCGACGACTACAACAGTTACCCCCGCATCAGCGTGCTGGTGATCGCGCAACGGGGTCGGACCCTGCAACCCGTCCCCACCCTGCCAAAATCGACTCCCACGCCACCGACCGACGCCGCGAGCATCCAGTCTTACCAACCCTATGACCTGGTCTTTTCGCTGCCCGGAAAGCCGGCAGCGGGATACGTATACCCGTGGATCACTTTCCCGCGCATCGTCGGCTACTACGTAAACTTTGCCGCCAGTTATGGCAGCGTGGGCACGGCCGCCACGGCCGGAGCCGTATTCAAGGTCCTGCTGAACGGAACGCAGTTCGGCACTATCTCGGTCAGCGGCAGTTCGGTGAGCTTTCAATCGACCAATGGCGCGGGCGCGTCGGTCGGTGCGGAGACGGGTTCGACTCTTATGGTGTCAGGAATCGCGGCTGCGGGCGGGCGGCTTACGCTCACGGCGCCCGCGACGCAGGACGCTACCCTCGCCGACGTATCCTTCACCCTGGTGGGCACCTGCGACACCGGAGCCCAGCACTAGCCGCCGCTATTAAATGACTTCCATCGTACAAGCCGCATACGGAACAATATGACGATAAGCATAGTTAACTTCGGAGACTCAGGGGCACAATTCGACTTCAACGTTACTCCGGCTGTGTCGCAGCCAGGAACGTACATTCTTACGTTGGGATGGACGCCAACAGCCGGTGACACGATAATCATGCTGGCGAATATGTCTACTAGCAGTACAAATCTTGGCGTTATCCCAATAAGCATTACATCCATAACAGATTCGTACGGAAATGCGCTTGTCGCTCTGCCTTTGTCGACCGTCGACTACAATGCCGGTGGTGGGAATATCGCTTGTCTTGCCAGCCGAATTTGGTACATTATCGCGTGCAGTAACGCGACGACGTTTAGCATAGTTTTGGCAGGCGGCCAACCGTCAGGAATTCACCCTCAAGGTTTTTATAACCTCTGTTACATGTCGCTCAGCATATTCGAATTGTCCCCCTTACTGCTGGATACTTACGCAAATAATACTTTTGCAGATCCCACCGGAAGGACTCTCACAGGACCGGCATTAGCTGGTACTGGGACAACAGATTTTTACATTCTTGGTTTTGGGTATATCGGTAACAGTAACAGCACTGTCTCAGGATGGACTACGATAGAAGCTGAAGGGTCTGGCGGCCCGAATTCGATGAACTGCGGTGCTTATCGTATAGGTAGTGGAACATTCACACCGTCAATCAGCAACTCTGTTCGTCCTGACGCAGTTCCAGTTGCAGAAGCATGTTTTCTAGATAACCCTGCTACTCTTCTACCTCAGCCCCTGATAGTTTTCGTAAACTTACCGTGAGGACATTAATCGCAGTCACCTCCTGCCACGCCTTCCGCGAGCGGGCCGACGCCATCGTCCTGACGCAGTTCCAGTTGCAGAAGGATGTTTTCTAGATAACCCTGCTACTCTTCACCCTCAGCCCCTGATAGTTTTCCTAAACTTACCGTGAGGACATTAATCGCAGTCACCTCCTGCCACGCCTTCCGCGAGCGGGCCGACGCCATCCGCCATACCTGGGCGCCGGAAGTCCCAAGTTCCCAAAACTCGGGTTCCGAAAACTCGGGCGCGGACGTGCGCTACTTTCTCGGCCAAGGGGAAGCCGAGCGTCCCGACGAAGTGATTCTCGACTGCCCGGACGGTTACCACTACCTCTCGCAGAAGACTCAACTCATCCGGCGCTGGGCGCTGGCCGAGGGCTACGACTACCTGTGGAAGGTCGACGACGACTGCTACCTGCGCCCGGAAAGGCTGCTCGGGAACGGCTTCGCCAAGTGTGATTACGTGGGCCGGCTGCGCGGGCCTTCGGGAAACTATCTCGCACCCTACTGCTCGGGATTCTGCTACGGACTGAGCCGCAAAGCGATGGAAGCACTGGCGCCGCTCGAATGGGCGGCCAATGAGGACTTCTCGGAAGACCGCTGGACCGGCAACAAATTGATGAGCATGGGAATCTCACCGACAAACGAAACCCAGTTCATCGTAGAGTACTCGAAAAATAACGCCATCTCCGGCCGCGAGCCGCCGCTGGTCGGAAACTCCGTCATCGCCGCCTGCGAATACAACCCGCAACTGATGCACACCATCCATGCTCAGTTCCACAGCAGCAAGCGCTCGCAGCTGGGCGAGTACCACATGCCCGAAGGCTCACTCTCGCGCGTCTCCGTGATGGTGAAGACATTTCTGCGCGACGGCTACTTGCTGGCCTCGCTTGATGGCCTCGAAAAGAATTTTCCCGACACCAAGATCGTCGTCGTCGATGATGGCTACGAAGCCCGCGAGAAGATCACCCGTTACGCTGAATTGCGCCGAAAAAAACACGCCTGCATCTGGTTGCCCTACGACTCCGGTTTTGGCGCGAAAGCCAACGCCGCGATCGCCGAATGTTGCGCGCGGGAATACGTCTTGATCGCCTCGGACGACTTCGACTTCTCCGACCCGCGCGTCCGGCCCGGCATCGAAGCCATGCAGCGAGTGTTAGACGCGGTGCCTTCGCTCGGGTTGGTGTCCGGACGGGTGGATAACAATCCGTATGAGTTCTGCTGGGAACCAGGTGAGCGAAGCCTGAAAGAAGTCCCGCGCTACCACGGCTCGGGCGAAATCGATGGCACGCGGTACCACCTGTGCGATCTGACGGTGAATTATTCCCTGCTGCGCACCAAACTGTTCGATCCGCAGCACGGCGGCATCCGCTGGGACGGCGGCCAGGTGAAGATCGGCGGCGGCGAACACTCCGCCTTCTTCATCGACCTGCAGCGCAGCTACTGGGGCGTGGCCTACGTCGAAGGGGCGAACATCAACCAGTTCCCTTCCAATTTTAACTGGAGACATAAGGCTTACCCGGACATGCGGGCGCGGGCAAGAACGCCAGGAAGGCCGTGTCTGAAGGCGCGGGGAATCGACCAGTACATTCTCGGCGACGGAACGGTGGAAATCTCATGAAATCCCTGATCGTCATCCCGAGCTGCACCCGCGATCGCGCCGGGCAAGACGCCCAGCGTGAGCTGCTGCGCGGTTACGACTATCGCTTCTTTCTCGGCGTCGGTAATTCATACTCGGCCCTCGACCGCGACGAAGTCATTCTGCCGGTCCGCGACGACTACATGGCCTTGGCGGAAAAAGTTAGGCAAGCCTTCGGCTGGGCGCTCGATCACGAGTACGACTATTGCTTCAAGTGCGACCGGGACACCTTCATCCACCCGGACCGGCTGATGGCCGCGCTCCCGGAAGGGAAAGACTACGTCGGCCTGGTGGGAAATCCCGGCGACTGCTGCGGCGGTGGAGCGGGCTACTGGCTCTCAAGACATGCCATGAGTGTGTATCTGCAAAACGCCGGGCACGAATCCCGCGCCAACTGGGCCAAGTGGCACAACTTCGAAGACTGGTGTGTGTTCACCACGCTCGACCGCTCGAATCCGAAAATCAGCCCGCAATGCGATCGCCGCTACTGGGACTTGCGGCTTGGACCTGTACCCGACCCCGAGACGAACATCACATGGAACCCATGGAAACCCTAGATTTGGTCTCGAAAGCATACGCCCTGGGCATGATCCAGATGCGAGAGGAAATCTCCGCGCTGGTCGATCTGGTGCGGTCGATTCAACCGAAAAACATCATGGAAATCGGCAGCGAGACCGGAGGAACTTTTTATCTCTGGTGTCAATTAACCGCGCTCGGTGGGCTGAAAGTTTCGCTCGACCTTCCGAGTGGCGCTTCCGGTAGTGGACAGTTCGATAATCCGAGAGCCTTGGCCGCACGCTGTGACCTCTTTCGCAGTTGGTCGCCCCGAGTGCGCGTGATCACCGGAGACTCTCATAATCCAGAGATCCGCCATCAAGTGCTACGTGCCCTCGACGGCGAGCTGCTGGATTTCCTATTCATCGACGGTGACCACTCCTATCTAGGGGTGAAGGCCGACTGGAAAGACTATCGCAGCCTGGTGCGGCCTGGTGGGCTTGTGGCTTTCCATGACATTCGCGATTGTGAGCACCACCGGATTCGCGGTTGCTTCGTTCATGACTTCTGGCTAGAACTCGAAGGCGCAAAGCGAGAATTGGTTGATCCCGATGGCTACTGGGGCGGGATTGGAGTGCTCGAGGTATGAAGTACCTGATCGCCATCTCGACCTGCTACGACTTCGAGAAGAACGGCTCGAATGACGCCCTGCGCCAAACCTGGCTGCCCGACGTAAAGAACTTCCCCGGCCTCGAGTACCGCTTCTTCATGGGCTTCGGCCAGGGCGCGGAAGAAGCCAAGCCGCTGCCCGAAGATTGCCTCTTGGTGGACACGCCCGATGACTATGGCCACCTGACCTACAAAACCAGGGCCTCGCTGGGCTGGGCCGACTTGCAAAATTACGACTTCGTCTTCCGCTGCTTTCCCGACAGCTACGTTCGCTTAGATCGGCTGATGAGCTGCGGCTTCGAAAAGTTCGACTACTACGGCGACTTCCGCGGCGATCCCTCGACCAACGAAGTCAGCCATCAGCGAGCGCAGAATTACGCCTCGGGCGGTCCGGGCTATTGGTTGAGCCGCCGCGCCTACTCGCTTCTGCTCGATGCCCCCGTACTCGGAGTGTGGCGGGACGAAATCACGCCCTACACCGAAGATCTCTGGACGGGAAACATTCTGGGGCGGCATCTGGAATTGAAGCTGCGCTACTTCGACGACACCAAGCGATTCATCAACCGGGGCAGCTTCTCCTGGCCGACTCCGACCAACGACGCGATCTCCGCGCACCTCTCCTGCCCGGAACGCTACGCCAAGGAGCGAATGTATCAGGCGCACGCGCCATTTCTGGCAAGGGAAAATCAGCCATGCACTTCGAACTGAAGTTCTGCGAGATGTGCCGCACCCCATGGTTGCGGGCCGAAGGCGCGAAAACCGCCTATTGCACCGACTGCGCGTCGAAAATCCAGATGGTTCCACGGTCCCAGCCACAGCCTTCGGCGACTCAACGCGCCCAGTAAGTCTTCCTCCCATGAACCTCTCTTTCTCTTTCTCTTTATGAACAATCAACAGCGAGAATTCCTCGATCGTGCGACCGCGGAAGCGGTCAAAGCCAATCACCCATTTCCCCGCATGGCGGCGTGCGAAGCTGCGCTCGAGTCGACCTGGGGCCATAGCCAACTGGCGCGCGAAGCGAGCAACCTCTTCGGCATGAAGCAGCACTCGCATCCGATCTACGGCTCGATGACGTTGCCCACGCGGGAGTGGTCAGGCTCGGCGCTCGACGGCCGCTGGATCGAGATCGGCGCGAACTGGGTGAAGTATCCGGACTGGCGCGCCTGCTTCGCCGATCGCCTGGCGACGCTCGAAAGACTTTCGAACGCTTACCCGCACTATGCCGCCGCATTGAAGGCGACCGACGCGCGCACCTACATCACTGAGGTCTCGAAAACTTGGTCAACTGATCCAGCCTGGCCGTGCTCTTGTGGCTCGAATTTCTTTAGTGAAGAAGACGCGAAGGTTCACGCGCATTCGTTGGGATCGCCGCACACCATCGCCGCGCCAATTCCTGGCCTTGGCCGCGCGCTCAAAGTGTTCGGTGTTTATCAGGCGTACATCGTTCCGCCGAATCCCGCTCCGCCGGCGAGCTCCCCAGGCTCGGCCGTCACGCCCACCGACCCCGCTTAAAAAAGGAAAAAACTTTATGGCACTCGATCCCATCACTGCGATTCTCAACGTCGGCAACACCCTCATCGACCGCTTGATTCCAGATAAGAGCGCAGCCGCCGCGGCCAAAGCGCAGCTTGTGCAAATGCAAATAGCGGGAGAGCTGGACCAGATGAAAGGGCAGATTGCCGTAGACCAGGCGGAGGCGGGTTCCACCTCCACGTTTGTCGCGGGCTGGCGTCCCTTCGTGGGCTGGGCCTGCGGCGCTGCCTTCGTCTACGTTTATATCTTTCAGCCCATGTGCCAGTTCGCGCTGGTTGCCTTCAAGGTGAATTTCGATCTGGCGAAGATGCCGTCGCTCGATATCGCCGACATGATGCCGGTGATGCTCGGAATGCTGGGCCTGGGGGCGATGCGAAGCTACGACAAGGCCAACGGAAACGGAAACGGACACTAAGTAAATAAAACAGGAGGCTTCATCATGCACATTCTCATCGCCGGACTGGCCGGACTGGCAGCTGGACTCATTGCCGGCACGCTCTATGGTCGCAATCTGGAACAAAAAGCGCTGAGCGCAGTTCTTTCGGAATTCCGCAAAGTGGACGCCGACGCACACGCCGCCGTGAGCCGGCTGTTTCGCACGCTCCCCTATCTGCAGAAGTACCTCAAATAGAATTCGCGCATTGACATCAATCATTGACATCAATCGATGTTCGGCTACGATGGCCACAGGAGGATCACACGATGGCCATGAAGTCGAAGTCGAAGCCGAAGACAATCAAGAAGAAGATCACCGCCAAGAAACGCTCGCACTAGACTTTCTCCCCCGAAAAGTCTGCGCCGTAGAAATTCCTCATTTCGGCGGCGCAGACTGACGCACCCATGAACGGATACATCCCCAAGTGTGAGATCTGCGGCTCTCTCGGCCACAAAGAGAGATCCTGCCCGCTGCGAAGATTGGAAGAACGGCAAGCCGCGCTAGGACCGCCCCAGCCGAAACACCTCCCGAGCCAGAGCCTGCGCGCTATAGGCCCAGAACTGCCGTTTCAATTCACCTGAAGTGAACTTACATAGACTTAGCGCCTTTTTTTACTAGTTGGTTAACAGTGAAAGTCGTCCTCTACGCCCGGGTTTCAAAGGCCCACACCCACCAGGACCCGGAAGCCCAGTTACAGCCTCTGCGGGCCATGTGTGCGTCTAAAGGCTGGGAAATCGTCCACGAATACGTCGACCACGGCTGGTCGGGCGCCAAGGAGTCCAGGCCGGCCCTCGACGAACTGATGGCCGACGCGGAAAAAGGGCGCCGCGACTTTGAAGCCATCGCCTGCTGGAAGTTCGACCGCTTTGCCCGCTCGGTGAAACATCTGCTGCGCGCTCTCGAAACTTTCCAGTCCCTCGACATCGCTTTCATTTCCCTGACCGAGCAGGTAGACACCAGCACCATCATGGGCAAGTTGGTCTTCACCATTCTGGGCGCGGTCGCGGAGATGGAGCGGGGATTGATCGCGGAGCGGATCAAAAACGGAATGAAGAAGCAGGGCGCGAAGAAACCCGGGCCGAAGATCGGAGCGCAAGGCCCGTCGAAAACGACGATCTGGCGCCGCAATCGAGCCAGTTAGCTCGCGGGAGTGCGGCTCTCTGTAAAATAGAAGGGTTCATTTGTTGGCTGGTGATTGTCGCTGTATTTTGCGCTCGATTAATCGTGGGCAAAACGAACAACAGCCGACCTACCACTAGCGGCCTAAAGCAGAAGCGGTTCGGGAAATGTGACGCCCGGACCGCTTTTGTGTTTTAGCTTGCCTCTTTCAGCCGCCGCGGTGGGGCAATAATCTCCGGCTCGGGGAGTGCGGGCGGATACAGGATAGAGTCCCGCCGTTCCCGTAGTTGCTCCCATGCGGCATAAGCGACGTCAGGCTCGGCTCCGACCAGGTCCAGCAGGATTTTGAAGATTGCGATGTCGAAGGGCGCGGTCCTCGGTGGCTCTTTCCCGCTGATCGTCCGGGTGCCGCACTGCGGGCAGAGAAAGAGCCGCTGTGACTTCGAGGTCCGGCGCTTCCCCATCCCAAGCGTTTGAGCGAATAAAGTAATCGCGACGCCCTTCTCTTCCGGGCCGATTTCCCGCAGACAGAGCGAGGAGCAGCAGACTTGGGATTGTCGTGGGCGTGACATAGTGGCCTCCTGAGATGTTTGTTAACAAACCAACAAGGGTTTGTTAACAAACTCTACCAGACGCCAGTTACCTTGGGAATCTAGCGAGTAAATAGGCTCGTTCACTAGGCTCACAACTGATGCCCACCGCCACCGCCAAACAGACCGCCCTGGTCACCATCGACGAACTCACCGAGCTCGCCGACTGGGAGCGGAAGTACGCCGACGCCAAAAAGAAAGTCAGCTCGGCCGAAAAAGAATTGGAATTCCGCCGGCAGTCCCTCGCCGAAAAAGTCTTAGGGGTGAAGTCGAAGGAAGATCTGAAGGCGATGCACCCCGAGCAAGTGATGAAACTCTCGGCCAAACGCTTTTTGGCAGGGGACTGGAAGCCGGCCCGCGGCGCCCCGGAATTCAAGTTCGCGGAAACCAGCCACGGTCGCTACCCCGCCTGGGCGAAGCTCTACGTGGAAGAACTCGGCGAGACCGCCGCCGCCCGAATCAAAACTGAAACCCCGCTCGTGTATTCCTACTGCGTCGAAGTATCCCTGCCGTAAGATTTTCTCTTTCCGGTTTCCCCCTCCCGCTTCACCCCTGTTTCTATTTTTTCCCTCACTTTCTGGCCCTGGCCTTGCTTTGCCGATTCGACAGGCAAGGTTTTGCGCTTGGTTTTGGGGTTGCACGTCCGAAAATTTGCGTTTTGATCCCGCGCGGAGTTGTCGTTTGTGGTTCCCGACTTTCGCTTTTTGCGCGGCTCCGCGTTTGGGGTGGATTTTGGCCCTTTCCTCCTCTTTTTTCCTCTTTTTGCTCTTTCCTCCTAGATCTTTCTTCTTCTTCTTCTTCTTCTTCTTCCTTTAGTAGTTTCCTCTTTCGCCTTTTTCGTTTTAGCGCGAGCGCGCGACTTTCGCCTTTTGTGGAAAACGTCTCAAAAAAGGCACTTGACAACGTAATTAACGGTCATTACAGTCGGGCGCATGAACCTTCACCGCCGAACTTGCCCGATGTGCCAGACCAAGTTTGATCCCACTCAGTCAATTCAAATTTGCTGCTCCCCGGCGTGCTCGAATCTTCGTCGCGTGCGTCGGTTCCGGGCGAGAAAGCGTTACGGTGGGGACGACGGCGGAGGAGGCAAGCAGCGCGCCTTATTCGCCAAATCCGTGCTGGCGAAGGCCAAGCCGCCAAAACCCGCACCTGTGATCGAGCCCAACCTGTTCGAAAGCGACTTGCTCGCCACTTTCGGAGGGGGCGGCGAATACGGCCGAGACGGCTCTTGGTCCGAT